TTACGTAGATCTAATCTGTGAAGAGACAGTAGATGAGAAAATCGTAAAAGCTCTCCGTAAAAAAATAAACATAGCATCAGAAGTTTTAGGAGAAGAATTAAAGTCATGGATTTAGTAGGATATACACGTGAGCGCGCGTAGAATTTTATACTAACTCTTTAGCGCTTCCTAATATTGGTTTATATTTTGTTTTACCTTCAGATTTATAAGCATGTAAAAAAGATGCTCTTGGTTGATCAGGTATCCAGCTACAATGTATCCACCCGCTGTTAGGTTCACCTGGAGTGTAAAATTCAAGGATCAATTGGTCCGGTGTAAGGTTATTTTTAATCCAATCAAAAAGTTCAGCGTTATCCACGCCAATACATTCGAAGTCTGCGGCCTCAGCTTTGGCATGCTGTGAATTTGCAGAGCTACCGATAGCCATACACAACTCTACACTACGGAATCCGCTAGTAATCTTAACTCTGCCGAAGTGGTCACGCACCGGCTGTAAAATATTTTCACACAATGCTTTTAATTTTTCTATTTGTTCTGCGTTAGGGTTGTTATTGATGCCCCTACGTATTGCAGTGTCCGATTTAATTAATTCTGAAAGAGTAAAATTTCGTGAAAGATTCATGCTATATCCGTTAATAAAACTAATAGTACAGCTCCCATACCGCCAACAATCCAATACTCTAATCTTTTAATTCGTTCTTGCATTTCTTTTATTTGCTCAAACGTTTGCTTTTGCATTATCCTGCAAAGTTTTTCATGAGATTCTATTTTTTGTAATGCTGATTTTTTTGCCATTATGTTCTACCTGCTATTACCTTTTCCGTTGGTGATAATAATGCTTCCTCTGTACGTGTCAAGTTAGTTTGTGGGTTTTTTATCTGTGTATTACTTGCCATATTTGTATTATTCGTTGCAGGCATAGGTTGTGTATCCAATGGTGGTGTAGGTATACTTGATTGATTATTACTAGGCTGAGAAATAAAATCTTCTTCTTTTAATATAAAATCATTATTTAAAAATTGTGCTTTACCTAAAATTTTTTCCATAATTGCAAGTATTTTACTATTGCCATCTAGTGGATTTGGTAAACCCTTCTCTCTCGCATCTTCTAATGCTTTTTCGTGCGCCCATTTCATATCAGAACTAAATGGTACAAATTTATTTTTCATCATTTGTATGTATAGATTTCCATAACCTCTATCATAAAATTCTTTATATACTTTTTTAGGATCTGCACCTAACAACAATGCAGCATCAACTTTTCTTCTAATTTCACTTATAGATTCCAATCTTTTTTTATTTGCTTTTAGATATTGTTGTAAAATAAAATTCCTGTCTGTAACAGGATCACCTGTAAACATGTCTTCAGTAATTAAAAGTCTTTGATTTCTTTCAGCATCACTAAAATCAGCAATAGCAAAGTTAATTACATTTAACGGTTCTATTTTTACAGGACGTGCACCAAAAAAACCTAACAATTCTTTCGGAATATCATATTTTTGTCCTCTAATAGTTTGGTCAGTGGCTGCAGCATATAATCTTTTTATCTGTGGATATGATAATGGCGATGCCGTGTAACCAAAGTGAGTTATACCTTTTATGTATTTATCAATTAAATCATCTTCAGGGTTCCATACTCTGTTACCATCTCTGTCAACACCACCTCTAATAAATAAGTCTGCTACTAGTCCATAGTAAATAGACTCACCAAAGAATGGTTCAATCATTCTATCTAATCCTTTTATCATACCGTCCATCAGAGCTGGTATTAAAGGTTCAGTATTTTGTATTTCTGCCTGAGATATAGTTTGTTGTACTGGGTTTAAAACAGTATCATAAAAGAAAGCTCCACTAAAATCTATGTATCTATAATTTCCTTCTTCATCTATAATTGGAATTAATGTAGAACCTGTAGACCAAGGCGCAACTAACTCTCTCATTGCTTGTAGTTTTTCTCTACTTATTCCATACAATCCTCTTACACCTTCAACTAACATTGGTGGAATAACAGCGTAAGCTGTACCTAATCCTATTAATCTTTCATAACCATTTCTTTTAAGTACCGGGTCTTTTATTTCTTCTAAACCTTTTCTAACAATATGTCCTGTAGTTCTCATAATTTCCGCAGGCCATGATACGAAGTTACCTAATGGTGACCTTCTTGTAGCTTTTACAAAATCAGATACGTATGCATAGTTTGGTAAAGTATTTCTAATAGTTTGTGCAGCTTTTTTCATTAGCTCTAACTGACTAGGTATGTCTGCATTAGTATATGGTTTATTTGTTGCTGGGTTTTTTATTTTTTTTGCAACAGCATTTGTCCACGCTCTGTTAAGTTTATAACTTTCACCAAAAAAATTAAACATTTTCCATATATCATCTTCTGCAATGTACATATCCTGAGCCCAATCTATTGTGCCAGATAATCTTTTCATTTTATTACCAAAAATTTTAAATGCTCTGTCAAAAAAACTACCAGTTTGTTGTATATCTGATACTAATCCTATAACTTCTCGGTATGTAGCACTAGAATTAACCATTCCTTCGTCTAAGAAGAAACGATATAAATTTTGACTTTCATCGTTATTTAAATATTTAGGATTTTTTGTAAGTCGGTACATTGTTTGTGGTTGTAAAGCTTTGAATGACTGACTAATTGCTTTTCCTATTTCTGATGGTGGAATAAATATATTACCAGTTGCAATAGTAGTTACAGCTCCTGATGTAAAATTTCTACCGTGAGTAAAAGGTCCTAACACCGTTTTACCAAATTGAGTTAAACCTTTTGGTATTAAAAACATATATCTGTACGCTAAACTTTTTGTAATACCACTTAAAGGAAGTTTGTCACCAAATGTTAATGCTTTAGTTATTACATCGTTAGTAAACATTCCATCTAATGGACTTGTATAATATTCTTCTGCTAGATTTGCACTTAATTTTAAACCATTAGGAGATGTTGTTACATTTTTTAAACCAGGTTGGTTAGTAGCATTTTTAAAAGCTTTAATAGCTTCTAATCTATTAGGATATACCAATGCACGTTTGCCTTGAGACAATAATAAATCTGATGCTTCTTTCATTGCATTATAAAAATTATCTCTTGCTGCAATACCACCAAGATCTTCCATAGTATTTACAATAATTCTTTCAGCGTTTTGATTAGCTCCAAACATTTTTTTAAAAGCTTCGAGGTCTGATTTAGTTTGTATTAGTCCACCTTTTTTATCGGGTTTAAATTTACCACCACCGGTAATATTTTCTGCAATATTTTTTACGTGTGTTGCTTTGTCAGCTCCTATACTTTGCACAGGATATACAAACTCTGGTGTTTTAGTTAAAGGGTTTTTAGACACGTTGTCAGCTATGTCTAGCACTGCTTCTCTAGCATTTGCTTTACTTAAATTAACTCCATTACTTTTAGCGTAACGTACAAAAACATCAGCTACTTCATCTACCATTTCATTTGTTGGTTTGAAACCTGTAATTGGACCTACACCTTTATCTGTAAGTATTTTATATTCTGTTGATAAAAAATTTTTAAAACGATCATTCATAATTTCGTTAAATTGTTTTGGTGCTACGTTTAGATTACCACCTTGTAAGATAGAATTTTTAAACGTGTTCATTGTGTTTCTGTATTTAGAAAGATTAGCTAACAAAACATCTACATCTTTTGATTTAGCACCTAATTTAACTAATGAATTAACAAATGGTTTTTCGTTTTTAAATCCAGGAAAAACAATTTTACCTTTTTTAATTACATCATCCGTTCCTTTCATAAAATTAACAAGCATATCATTTATTATATTTGGGTTATCAACAGCTTGAGCCGAGTTTCGTGTTGCTTGGAAAATGTTATTGTAATCGTAACCAACTCTTCTATTTAATTCTTGAGCCATGTTTCGTGCTACAGCTTGCTTTCCTTCTAGCCTTTGCACTCCTTGAAATATAGGTCTTGGTCTGTCTGATCTAGCTCTAAATGGTTTCATTACATATTTGTCAGCCCATTTCTCTACAGCTTTGTTACTGAACGCAGCATCGCCGCCGTACTTAGATGCAAACTTACCAAATTTTCCTATGCCAAAAAAGAAAGGTGTAATTGGAAAAGCCATTTCTCCACCCAACTTTAATCTGTTTTGTAATTTTCTAATAGCATCATCTGAAGAAGTATCTTTTTTAGTTCTATCTAATGAACTATAATGACCTGGTTCAAATAACCAATCTCCCCATGTACCTATATCTTCAGTGTCCGCAACTAGTCCACCAGTTACACCACCACCAACAGCTATCCCTGTCCACTGTTTTACTTTTTTACCAAAATTTAATTCCTTAACTTTGTCTGCTGTTTTTTTTAAATTTTTACTATTAGATGAAATGTAACGACCATTCTTTTTTGCATTAACTAATTTGTCAGCAATGTTTTTTGCTTTTTTATTAATTATTTTAGGGTCATCAATAAATTTAGCCAAAGGTTTACCTGCAGCTCTCCAGTTACCATACATACTAGTTAAAAATTGTGCGATTCTACCCGCGCCCGTTGCTTTTGCTTTTTCTTCTGAGTAATTATATAACTCACCTATAACAGTTTGATCAAACCAAGCATCTAGTTTAGCTACATTTGTTTGATCTAAAGGAACATCGTCACCCACAGCGTCTTTTATTTCTGCAGTAAGTTGGGCCCAACCATAAGGAATACTAATTATACCTGCTACAATAGCATTAGATACAGACTCACCTAAACTAACTTCATTGTTATCTTCAGCTTCTGCAATGATTGTTTTATCTTTTATATCAAGATAACCTTTACTACCTTTAGGTAATTTTTTTAAGATCTCTTCGTTTTTTTCTTTCTCTTCTTCTTTTTCTTTAGCTTCTAAAAGTCTTTTTCGAGCGGCGCCTGGTGTAGGCATATCAAATATATTAAGACCACCAAGAGCTTCAAATAATGGATCGTTTAACTGTTCTGTTAAAGTTTTTTTCTTTTCAGCCATTTAGACTCCTTAATCTCTGAAGTCATTTATATCTACAATCATAAATGTTTCACCATCTTGTTGTAGTTTGTAAAAGGCTCCATCTGCAATATTAAAATATATTTTGTTAGGTCTATAACCCACATTTTTTCCAATGTTGTTTAATTTCATGTTTCCGTCATCCTCTACATCAACGTACACAGAATCAATATAAGTTGTTTGTGAATCAAATTGATCAGCTAAAGATTTTGGATATTGACCATGAATAACTTTTGCTTCGTGTTCAGCCAGTGTTCTAGCTGCAAGGTTATTACCTTTAAAGTTAACGTCTTTTAAATTTTGAGCAAACAACATTTCTAATGTTTCATTAAATATTGCTTCGTCAGTTTTTAAACTTTCTTTACTCATTAAATTTTTTCTAATTAAAACATCATACGCTTCATTAACATCTGCAAAAGGTTTGTTAGTAAAAGGGTTAGTTGCACCTTTTTCAAACATAAAAGAAGCTTCTTGAAATAATTTATTTTTGTCATCTTCACTTAAGTTTTTCATTAAACCTAATACAGTTGCTCTTTGATCAGATGCTATGTTTGCATCCATTGCTGTTTCTGTTGTTTTTTGTTTTTGAAATTGTTGAAAAGGATCTTTAGCCGATGCTGCAGCTGTTTGAAATATGTTTCCTGTAGGCGATCTACTAGCTAGATCTAAACCAAAGTTAATTAAAAAATCATTCATGGCTGTGCTCTGTGGTCTTACAGGTCTTGGTGCTAACGAGTCTAAAAGTTGTAAGTCTCTATTAATTTGACCCATTTTTGATAAGTCATTTTTTTGTACAAGGTTATTTTCGTTTGTGTTGTAACCTTGTCTAGGTGCTAGTCCTGAAGTAATACCTTCACCGGCAGTTCCGCCTTTTCTAAACATTGGTCTTCTAAATATATTATTCATGTTAATTTGTTCTTGTTCTATAAGGTCCCATAATATTACCATAGATACCTGATAGTGTTGAACCTACACCCAGAGCTGTCTGCAACGGAGTTGGGTTTGGTACAACAGATGATTGATATTGTCCTGGCGCGCCAGATGCAATACTTGCTATACCTGTTCCAAGATAGCCTAGTCTGTCATATGGTTCAAACGCTTTTAGTCTTTGTGCTTCTGTTAGTGCATCTGCTTCTGCTTGAGACTGTGCTTGTTGGATCGCGCCCACTTGACCCAAAGTACTAATGTCAGCTTGTTGTAATGATGGTAACAAACCTGCTAATCCAGTTTGTTGTTTAAAAGCTTGGTTAGCTAATTGATTAGCTTGTGTAAATCCTTGTTGTAATAATCCTGATTGTAATAATGCTCTGTTCATATCAGATTTATTTTGAAACTGTGCTCTCATAACACCTTCTCTACCACCGCCTAGGTTTCCAGATTTAGCTGCGAGATCAGCTATGCTTTGTAAACCTGAAGCTGTTTGTGTGTCATATTCTTTTAATGTTGTATCAATTACATCTTGTTGATACGGTGATATAAAACTTTGATAAGCTGTTGGTCCCGTATAGGCTGCAGCTTGTGTTAGGTATGGTTGAAAAGAACCTACACCTGAAGCAGCTAATGATGCTGCATCTTTTTGTAATTGATCTTGACCTGCAACTGTTGGTGCAAATTTTGATGTATCTAGTGGAGTTGCAGTTAACGCCGTTAACTGTTTACCAAAATCCGTTTGTAGATCTTCTACATATTGTGGTGGTAACGTTTGTTGTTGTTGTACAGCCATTATACTACCTCGCTCAATCTTTCCGAAACTGCAAACATATCTCTAGCACCACTCATCCCTTGTGATTCTTGTGATACTTGTCCACCAGCTTCTAAATGTTTCATCATGTTTTCCATGACTTCTGCCCCTCTATCAATATCTCCACCACCTGCGTTTCTAACAGCATCTGCAGTAAATACAAACTCATTTACACTTAATCTTGCAGGCACGTCGTCCGCCTTTTCTTCTTTACCTATTGGTACAAAACCACCTTCAGCTCTATAATCCTTTTCTAACCCACCTAGATTCATAAGTCCACCCTCAGCTCTATTTATTCTACCACCATAAGCCATATTAGCTAAATCTTTTGTTTCTCTTGCTCCTAAGAATGGGTATTTAGTTCTGATTGCTGCTAATTTTTGTCCAGTTGGATCTTTAAATGCTTCAATTACTTCAGCTCTTATGCCTTCAATATTCATGCCTTTACCTCTGTCTAGGCCAGATAATGTTTCATCTTGTTGTGTAGCTGCTGTGTATAAACCAGCTGCTGCTGAAGTTCCTATTATACCCATTAATGCTGTAGGGCTTATACCAGCTTTTTGAATATTGTTTTGAATTTTACCAGGTAACGCTTTAAATTTATCTAATAATTTTAAATTAGAAGATTTATTTTTTGTTATTACTTTACTAGGTTTGGTAAGAATATTGTCTGCTGTAATTTCATCCATCTTACTTACAACACCACTAGTATCTGCAGTCTCTCCAAACATAACATCTTTTTGAGTCATAGGACTATCAACAGGTGTTCCACGATTTGCAAAAAATTTACCGAGCCCTGTATCTGTTCCTATTGGTTTACTAAAACCAGACAATCCAAAATTACCCATACTTGGATCTTGAAAACCTGCACCACCAAGATATCTTGCCGCTTGTCCTCCTGCATAAGTAAGACCTGCAGATTTTAATGAAGAACCTATTCTACCTGTTTGATCAAAACCACCTACACCTGCCATAACTGCAGCAAGTTGTGGGTTAAATGGTGCAACAAATGGTGCAGCTTTAACTGCAACTTCTGCTATTTCATTTGGTATTAATTTTCTAATTCTTTTTTTAATTGAACTTCCAATACCATATTGACGTCTACCATCTAGACCCATAATACCACCATACGCTGCCATCTGTCTGTTAGGTAAAACTGGTCCTGTTGGTTTAGGTGCAAAAGGATTAACTGGTTTTGTCGGATCTTGTGGTAAAGGTTGACCACCTGACATTTGTCCTTCTGCAATAACCATCATTCTAAATTCTTCAAAAGACATAGGTGTTGCTTCTGGTCTTTGTTCTAATAAGTCATACACATATTGATCATATGCTTCTCTTAACATAGAATCCGCTCTCATCATTTTCATTTCTTCAGGTGATTTAGGACCTTCTTCACCTCTATATTTGATAGAAGGTGCGTTTGTCATTAATTCTTCGGATATGTTGATATCTGTTATTGCCATGGTTTTGTTAGTTTACTTTGTTTTTCCTATTAAATCAAGAGGCGGCATGATAACTGTTACATCTCTCTGCACGTCTTCTGCAGGGATATTAGCAGCTTTTAAAGCTTCTTCAGTCTCGTAAACCTCTCCTGTTTTTTTGTTTTTAATTGTAGTTATTATCTTTTCTGGTGTTAGTGTTGGTATATCTTCCATTATGTTGTTACCTCTTTCTTAATATTTAAGTAGCTAATAGCTACATCAAACGAATCAGAAGTGCTTGATTGTACTGTAAAGGTTTTACCCCCCTCTACTATTAGCGGTTGGGTTAATAATTCTGTAGTTTCATTAGCTGTTAAAGCTTTAGATTTAATAGCTGTAATACTATTGTTTAGAATAGTTACAACTGGTGTACCAGCTGATGTAACAAGTATAGATTTAATAACATAAGTTTCACTAACTAAAGGATTACCTGAACCAAAAGGTGTTAACGCAGATCCACTAGTACTGTTATCTATTCCTACAAATTTATATTGGTTTACTACTGCCATTAATCTAAAAAGAAACTTCTAGCTTCTATCTCCTGTTTTAATTCTTCTTGAAATGTAGTGTTTAATTTTTCTAACACTGCATCTAAATCTCTAACTAAGGACTGTGCTATATCTTCTTCATACTCTGCACTTGCTCTAGTTAGTGTTTGTACTATTTTAGCCATTAACCTGGTTCCTGTTCTTTGTCTCCAAACACAGCGTTAAAAGTTTCTTCTGTCATTTGACTACTATATGGAGAATCTCTATATGTATTACCCATATCATCTACTGTGCTCATATCTAGTTCATCAGTAATTCCATAATTAAAATTTTGATTAAAACGATCTATATATTCCATAGTAGGATCCATTCCTTCAGGAATATAAGATTTTTGATCTATTGGATCAGTTAAACTTAATTCATTATAAGCAGACATATCTTTAGGTCCAATATTAAATATTCCTTTACCATAATCATAAGCTGTTCCTAAAGCACCACCTACAAAAGGTATACCTGTAAGTAAACTTCCTAAACCTCCTAATACTCTTCCTAAATATCCTGGTTTCATTTGTCCTTGTTTAGGACCTGATGTGTATACATCTCTGTATCCATATTTATTAGCACCTGATAAAAGATTACCAAAAAATCCTTGGTCACCTACATACTTACCACCAACATAATTTCCAAAACTATCTCTTACACCTTCTGGTCCTTTATATCCTTCTGTAACACCTGTTGGTGAAGAAACATTAACCTTACCAGTCATAATTTCCGAAGCTCTAGTTTTATTTCTATCTCCTTTACTACCACCATCGTTTGGTCCACCTGGACTTGCATCATAACCACCAAGGTCTCCTTGTAATGACATGATACCACCAGGCCCTTTGTTTGGTTTACCGTCTAATGATCCATAAATGTTAGCATCTAATAAAATTTTTTGTTCTTCTGGAGTAATATAAGCTAGTTCAGCTACAACGTGATCTGGATCTGATAACCATTTTTTAGGAACAGTTACCATTTCTTGTTTACCTAAATAGTTTGGTCCACCTGCTTGATTTACAGGTTTAATTTTTTTCTTTTCTTCTTTTGTTAATCTTTTATCAATCACTATCTTCTTCCTCCAGCATGTATATCTAACCTAAAAGTTCCTAATTTCCAACTTGTATCTACGGCAGTGTTTTTTATTGTAAGAGCTACAGCTCTTGCTCTTGCACGTGTGTCTACTTTTGTAGTAGATGATGTAATAGTAAACGGTCCTAGCGATGAACTAGCTGCTGTATTATTTGGATAATTTCTTAAATCTAACTGCACAACAGTATTGCCTTGTTGGGCAATAAAATCAGGTATAATTCTACTAACTCTCATAATATTTTCACCATCACCTCTAAGATCTCCTAGATTAGTTGCAGCCCCTCTTACCACTTTTTGTGTAATATCATAATCTCCAGAAGTAATATCAGCTGGTATGGCTGTGGTAATGGCTCCTGCTTCTAATTGATTAACTCCTGTTTCATGTTCAAAGTATATTGTTACGCCATCTGTATTACCTTCTACATCAAATGAATTATCATTATCAGGATTATATTTTGTTCCATGTGGTAAACCAAAAACAGCAGAATCTTCCCAAGTACTTCTAATATATAGGGTGCTATCATTTGTAAACCAGATTGGACGTTTAGATGTTGAGTCTAAATAACTGTAAAACACAGCTCTATTGTTTGCATTAGATGTTGATGTTGGATAAAACCAAACTACTTCACCAAATAAGTTATTAATTCCTGCATATATTAATTGATTAGATGTAGTATTAAGATCATCATAAACATAGTCTTCTACTAAACAATCCATAGATTCTAGTTTACCAGTAAATCTAAAGAAACCATTATCAGACATCCAGTACGCAGCGCCATCAACTTCAACAGCTGCATTCATACCTATCAATCCACAGTTTGTACCTACTTGTTCAAATGCAAATGTAAAAGGTTGGCCTACAAAACGCATAGTAAATAAAGCTGTATCAGTCCAAACGTAAATTGCATTTCTACCAAGTTCAGCCCCCATGATCCGTGATCCATCGGCCAGTCTTTGTGTACCAGCATTGTTTTCTGCTGTAGGTGTATAAGTATTAATATCTTCTTGAGATGAAAATCTAATAAACATATCATCTTGTGATGTTTTATCACCAATAGTTTTTTCTGTACCAAAAAATACTAAGTGACGATCTGGAGTAGATACTAACATATCACGTGACGCTGTTGGTGCACCTGATATAATTGTAGCTCTTGTTGCTGTTGCATTAAGTGCATCACCATCCCACTCAAAACATTCTCCATTATGTATAAGTGCAATTAGTGTTGTACCTAAATTATCTAATGACCATAAACCAGGATCTGTTACTTTATCAGTGTTGGCTGCCGGTGATCCCCATCCAGTCCAACTAGAAGTATTAGTTATTGTAGCTCCTCCACTATGAGCGGCTCTTGTTGAACCTCTAACGGCTCTTGTAATACCTGTAAAACTTGTGGCTGTTACGCCTGTATAAGAAATTTCTTCTGTTCCTACTTGAAAGTAATTAGTTCCTGCAGAAGGAAAACCTGAAGTGCTTCCAACATTAATTGTAGTTCCTGACCCTCCAGTTCCAAATGCATTATCTCCTAGACCTGGAGCAGTTAATGTAGTTGTGGCTGATCCTAAAACAGTTCCACCCCACAATGCTATACCCCAACCAAACGCTCCAACTTGTTCTGCAGGTCCTACATGATAATATTGATAATAAGTTATACCACCAGAAGTAGTTGCACCACTTCCACTTTCAGTGCTGGGCATTGTAATAGTAATTGTATCTGATGTTGGTACACTTGTTACCATAAATTTTTTGTCAGCAAAATCAGAAGCTCCAAAATTAGAGTTAGTAATAGCTGAAAATGTAGAAGCATTACCAAATAATATTATGTCTCCTGCTTGAAAACTATGTGAACTTGGAAATGTAAGAGTCACCGTCGGTGATCCGTTGGTCGTGCTAAATGCACTAGTAATAGCTGTTCCTGATGGATTAACTAAAGGATGTATATCGTAGTAAACTCCTCCAGAATATATATACAAAATTCTATTAGTGCCTATTGCTGCAAATTTAGTTGAACTTGAATTAACAAAATGATGTAAACCTCTTGCAACACCGGTAAGTTTTGATTCTCCTAATTGATTCCAACCACCTATTTTTTCTGGTGTGCCATATCTAAAACGCACATTTTGACCATCCGTCCATTGAGACTCGGCTCCAGTAGCTGTAACTTGTTTGTTGAATCCTGGTAAAAAACCTAACTTTTGTAACATATTAAAAACCTGTTTATTAGGTGTTATATCAGATTGTAAGTGATTTCAATAGGTTTTAAAGCAGAGGGAATCTGTGGTGGATCATCCCCCTGCAAGCCTAATGTATAGACTATTTTTTAATTTTTGTCAACTTAACACCTTTAAACCAAGCAGGTGCACCTAGTAAAGGTCTTTTATCTAAATAGTTTTCTTTAGCTGTTTTAGAATTAGCTTTATTATAATGTAAAAATACCTGTCCACAATCTTTACCTTTAAATTCGTCTCTCCAATGTTCAAGATCACAACCAGAATATATTAACATATCACCTGGATCTAGTTCTACTTTAACTCCAGCTTGACCTTGTTTACCTGTTGGATCAAGATATATAGGCCATGAATCACCACCTAAATTTAATGTAGTAGATATTTCACAAGAATATCTATCTTTGTGACGAGCTAATATATCTCCGTTTTTATATATTCTTGCATAAGAATAAGTTTCACTTAATTTTAATCCTGTATGTTTTTCCATAACAGGTTTTACTTCTTGTAATAATGTTTCCATTGCAAGATCACCATAATGTGAATAAGTATTTGGAACTTGTTCATCATTCCATACACCAAAGTATTCTGTAAATGGTGAAATGTATTTTGAATCAAATAAAAATCTTGCTACATTTCTTTTGTTTAAAAAATATTTGTAAACAAACTTTGCTAGTTCTGGTGAAATAGCATTTTTTAATACTGTATATTTATTTTTTTTAAACGACATTTAATACTCCTTTTGGTATTGCTTGGCAGTTCCAATGTATAAATCTAAATGGACTATATCCCATATCTACAACGTACTGATGAGGTAAGTATGATGGAAAGAATATTATTCTACCTGGTTTTACTTTATAATTAATCTGTGAAGATGCATAAGTTACTTTTGTTTTATCTTTTTCAGGTAAAAGATTCATAACATTGCCTGGTCTTGGGTCTTCAAACATAGGTAAAGAGGTGCTTTCATCTGCTTTTAAAAAATAAAAACCAGATATGTGACCATTCCAATGTGTATGCAAAGTATGGTGTCCTCCACCTTTTTTTGCAAATTCTTGTACCCATAATTCTGTAATAAATACTTGATGGTTTTGTAAATCAAAACCCATTTCTTCTAATAAATTGTGGGCTGTTGCACCTACGTAATTTTGTAGCTCTTTAAAATTAGAATCACCAATCAAACTTGTTGAATGAAACACATGTCCCATATCACCTTTATTACCAAACTTTTTATTACGTTCATCAATAATTGGTTTTAAATTTTTCTTAGATGTTTCAATATATGGATCTGATGCTTTGTTTAATTTATCAACAAAACTAGGTTCATCAGCAAACCATATTGGTGATGCAAAATATTGTTCTAATTGTAATTGTTTTGGAAAAGATAATGTTTTTTGTTTTTTTGTTTTTTTCTTTTTCATATTTCTCCTTTATTGAAACGGCCATCCTAAATTCCAGATCACCAAACTGTTACGTTCTCCACTTTTAACTGGACACACTCTATGCCACACAAATGAAGGAAATACAACTAAAGACCCTTTGGGTAATATTTCTTTACATTTGTTAATATTAGGTTTTTTATCAGGATCCAGGTTTCTAAAATCAAATTCTAGCTCACCACCTTTGTAATCTTTTGGGTCTGATAATGTTACTGTTACAGATAGTTTTCTAATCTTACCCTGTGATGGATCACCTTCTTGTCTTTGATAAGGTTTATCCCAACTATCACAATGCCAATCATAGTATTGACCTTTTTTATATTTTGTAAATTGACAAGACTCTGAAAAATCCCATTGAAAATTCCAACCTGCAGATGCATTAGCTTGATGCACATAAGGTTGTATTTCTTTATAAATCCATCT